TCGTTGCCGTTTAGGATGAGTTTGGCGGTTGCGACAGGATTTAAAGAACCGACCGCCTTATTATGAAGGGCGTTCAGGTTATAATAGTAAGGAAGGGAAGCAATCGCATCATTGGTAGTGGTGTAATTGAACCAATTGTTATTGGTAAGTTGTTGCGTGGCGGTAGCCTTCTTGTTCGCAAACCACACAAGTTCCTTACAGGGATGATTGAAAGAAAGTTTAGAGTTCAACTTGGTAGAAGAGACGGATTCTGAGCCAGTGAATTGAAGTTGCTCTATTAAATACTCGTGGGACAGTTGGGCGAATCGTCGGCGTTCATCGGTATCGAGGAATACATAATCGACCCACAGAGTAGCGTTAGGGAATGCGGTAAGTGCGTCCGCAGAGCCACGGCATAAATCGGCAGTCTCGAATTGGATGTTGATTTTCACCTCGTGATATTGGAGAGCGATTAAAGGAAGAGCGAGACCGACGTTGCGACAGAACCAGAACTCAAGAGGGACATACAGGGTTTTGCCATTATAGCCAGTTCCACCCGCTTGACCGACCATCTTATTATAGCCATCACGCTTTGACTTTGGTAGCGAAAGTTCATTCCACACATAGAGCCAATGCGAATAATGCTTGTCTATCTTTTGACCGCCTATCTCGATTTCGACATAGTTGATAACACGAAGACCATAGAAGGCACAAAGGGAAGTTGCGTCAGGCACTTTGAGTGAAAGATACATACGATGAACTAAATCGCCATTACGAGATATTTGGCAGGTTACACGATTGCCATACCCCGGGGTTCCGTTGAAGGTTTGTCCGATAGCCTCAATAGCGAAGTTCGTATGGCGACGATAGACAACCTTGAAGAAGGTAATTTGAGGATTACCAGTTAAATAAACATCCTGAGCCCCGTAAGCTACTAATTGAAGAAGACCACCACCCATTTACGCTATATTCTTTATACTATTAGAGGAGAAAAAAATATGAATTAAATGTATGTATGTATTAATGTCTATATTAATATAGGTATTATTTATTATATAAAAATTAATATTAATTATTCTATTATAGCGATGTTCAAAGAAAAATCATCAAAAAAAAAATATATTTCCGACAATAATGAGGTTTTTACGTTAGATGCGATGCACAACAATATTATAAAGAAGTTTGAACTTACGAACAAAGACAAAGAGGGCTACAAGATATTATTACAGGATATGGAAGTCCAGTCAAACCTCATTATGGAAAATATAGAAGCCCATAAGCATATTAACATCCACGACAAGGAATACGTGAATACTCTATGGACGAGTAATATTCTTATACGAGAGAAAATTATTGAACTTAAAAACAATATCAAAGAGTTGGAATCCTATAACGAAGTTGAATATTATAAAAATACCAGTTATATCCTATTTCAATACTACGATACTGTGGAGAAGCAGTCTGATATAAGCAACCCGCACACGTCTATATCGAATGGCGTTTGTATTTCGTCGAGCGAGTTGCTTAGCAGACAACCGAAGATTTACAAGAATGATTCGAAGAAGAAGAGAAGTTCGGTGTCAGCGACTACAATAAATGTTTTGGATGCTCTTAATAATTTAAATACAGAAAATAATTTAAAGAAACCCTTCGATGCGTCGAACTCGGCTACCGCAACGGCGACTCCGAACGTAATCGATAAAAGTTCCCTCGTAGATAAATACATGTCTATCATAAATAAAAAGTATGTTCGCAACGTCGAAGAGGAGGACATTGAGATTTGTAAGAATTGTAAGAACCAGATGACGTGCTTACAGCACGACGCAATCATCATCTGTAATCTTTGCGGATATCAAGAGTTGCTACTTGTGGAGCAGAACCGCCCTATATTAAAGCAGAATACAAAGGATACGTCGCATTTTAGTTATAAGCGAATCAATCATTTTCGGGAGTGGTGTAATCAGGTTCAGGGGAAGGAAAGCACAGATATTCCTGACGAAATATTTGAGAAGATTTTAACAGAAATAAAAAAAGAGAAGATTGTGGATACGAAAACGATAACCTATAACAAGATGAGGGATATTCTCAAACGTCTGCGGATTAATAAATATTACGAGCATATTAATTATATTATCAATCGAATCAATGGGATACCGACTCCGCAGTTTAGCCAAGAACTCGAAGACAAACTCTGTAATATGTTTCGAAACATTCAAGCCCCGTTTTTAAAACATTGTCCGAAAGACAGGAAGAATTTCTTGTCGTATAGTTATGTTTTGTATAAGTTTTTTCAAATATTAGGACTCAACGAATATCTCAAATATTTCCCACTATTAAAAAGCAGAGAGAAACTATACGTCCAAGACCAAATATGGAAAAAAATATGTTTAGAACTGAATTACGAAATCATACCGTCGCTCTAATCTAATTTAATCTAAACTAAACGCCGTTCGGGAAACCCACCATACGGAAACCAGCACCTAAACCGACGCCTTGTCTCGCACCCGCCGAAACTGCGGGGGATAGCAAGTCAAGGACGGAGAAGGTACAAGCGGCGGTTAAAGCCAACATAAAGATTTCGCTCATATCCAATTTATTATTCGGTAATATGAGAGCGACAAAGGCGACGATAAGACCTTCGAAGGCGTATTTAAGAAGTCGTATAACGACATCCCAAAAATCAACAGTGTATTCCATTTCGATTATTCTATTACTACGAGATAAAATATTTTCACGAAATATATATAAGATTTATAATCTATATTAGTATTAGAAAAAAGATATAAAATGTCCGTAGAAGAAAGCACTAATGTTGTAAGCGTAAAGGAGGTCGATTACCTCGACGAGGATAAGCCGATTCGTGGGCAGAACTTTGTACTGCTGTCTTTTTTGAGTCCCGAGGATGTCCTTGTGAATAAGGAGGCGTATATGTTTAGTCAATTCATTGCGAAGTTTAGCAAGGATATGACTACGCTACTCGATGGCATCTCGGAGAAATATAGCGACTCAAAGGACTTTGTGGATTCTGTGAAGGAGAACAATGCGTTCATCTTCGATGCGAAGGATATGAGCGAACAATATGGGTTTTACAAGTCGATTAATAATCAGGAGTTGGAGTCGTCGTATCATCGTGATAACAACTTTACGACGTCGATTCGTGGTATCAAGGTGCGAGGCGTTTTCGATACGATTGAGGAGGCTAAGAATCGCAGTGAGTTTATCAAGAAGATTGATAACAAGTTCAACATCTATATCGCTCAGATGGGTTGCTGGTGTCCTTGGTCGCCGAATCCAGATTGCTTGGAGAATCAAGAATATGCCGAAACACAACTGAATACCCTAATGAAAGAATACAAGAAGAATATGAGTGATAAGGACGTTATCTTTGAGAATCGCAAGGCATCGCTATTCCCTACCCAGAATGAGGTTGTTGTTGCGGAGGCTGCGGAGTCCGTATCTGAGGTTGTCGGCACTGATGCGACAGGTGCGGACGCAGCGGAGAATCCGATTGAAATGTCAGAACTCAAAAGCAGTATCGAACAGGTCGATGCGTGGAGTTCTCAGAAACTTGGGGTTCAATAAACATTAATTTTTTCTTATTTCTTTATATTAAGAAATGAAAGCAATCGCAATATTTTTATTATTTATAGGGTCTATAATGATTATACAAGGCTACTATACGAATAAATCTGTATGTAAAAAAGATAAAGTGATTGTTAAATATATACCACGAAGTATTTATGAGGAGCAGTTAAAACCCGCAGAAAGTCTCCAAACATTCTATAAAGGTATGTTTGAAGATATTTTATTACGTTAGTTTTTATTTTTATCCCTAATATTAGTAAATGGATATATTAAAAGATATTGAAAAAAACATTCTAAATATCAATATGTATGATAAGACTGCTGAACCTGCGAAGTTAAGTAAAATTAAGAAACTCGTCGGTGATTATTTCAAATACAAAGAGGACGAGCGTAATGCCGTTTCACAAAAAATAATGAAATACGACGAGCAGTTTAAGAATGTTAGAGAGCGTAATAATGTCGAATACGATTTATTTTTAGTAAAGAAAGAAGAACTATATGCTATATTTAAAAAAACCAAAGCATTATCGTCGTTATATGATTATTTAAATTATAAATATACGAATAGCCACCAAGATACCCCTGATATATATACATACGAATACTTCAATTTCAATGAACGTGTCGCAGTTCCCAAGAAGCCGAATGCGGACGCTGACGAAGTCCCTAATAAGATTCCGAAAGTTCCGAAAGTTCCGAAAGTTCCGAAAGTTCCGAAAGAACCGAAAGTTCCGAAAGAACCGAAAGAACCGAAAGAACCGAAAGTTCCGAAAGAACCGAAAGAACCGAAAGCCCCTAAGGTTCTTAAAGATTGTCCCGAAGGACAGGTAAGAAATCCCAAAACGAATCGATGTATAAAGGATGTAAATTATAAAAAAAATAAGGTAGTATAGAAGTAATAGAAGGAATCGAAGTGTAGAGAATGGCTAAAACTGTCGAGCGAACCTTTCGAATAAATTGGTTTAGTTTCGTGTTCGCCTTTCTATTAGGCATTATATACGTGTATATATCTTCCCCACCAATCCGAAATATCATAAAATACCCGACGCCTTATAATGCGAATAAAATCGTATATAAGAATCACGATAACCAATGCTATAAATATAACGCAGAGGAAGTTAAATGCACCGACACATCCTTAACACAGCCTATTATATAAGGAAATGGAATCGGGATGCTTCGTTTATTTTTTTAAGTTTTTATAGATTAGAATGAATAAAAGAGAGCCGTCGGGATTAAGGGTTTCTATCGACCGAATGTTTTATGACGAGACAGGGCAAATCATCGTTAGTGCGTTGTTCGGTCTCTCGTTGGCACTGCTGTTCCGACGTATCTGTAAGGACAACTGCGTTATCTACTCTGCCCCAGATATAAAAGATATTGAAGGGAATGTTTTTAAACTCGAAGACACGTGCTATAAATATACGTCGTATCCTGTGAAATGTAGTTCGACAATCGAAAACCCCTTAGAGCCGTATGATATTAATAAAACGCCCGATAATCTACTAAGTGTTCCTGGGTTCTTTGAGAGGATGTTCCTTGCGTAATATAATTTAGATTGAAAATATTATATATCAATAGATAGAATTATTAGAATGTCAACGCCGATAAGCACATTACCGCTAAAAACGCAACCATCAAACACCGCAGAAGCGAATGACATTAACGACCCAGTAGTTCAAGACGTCCTTAACGAGTTCCAAGACGAACTAATGATGTCTAAGAAATCGGCGATGCCTCAGCATCCGCAAATGCCACCGATGCCTCCACAACAGTCCTATCCACCACAGCAGCATTCGCAGCAATACCCTCAGCAAATGTATCCTCACCCGCCGATATATCCTCC